TGGGCTGGTAGCTGATATGCCTGACCTGTACGACATGGCCCGGCTGCGTGAATTGGCAGAAGACAGCCGAAAGACCGTGGCCGATGCCGCCAACAAGCAGATCGAGCGGATCAATGCAATGGCCGCAGAGGATAGCGAATAATGAGCCAAAAAGACACGCTAAGGCTACTGCTTCCGAGCACGGATGATTATTACGATGCAACCCTGGATAGCTTTATCGAGATTGCCCAGGGCCGTGTTTCGGAATCTGCTTTCGGGGATCAATACGATTATGCGGTAGCTCTTATGGCGTGTCACATCATTACGCTATCCAAACGTGACGGATCGGCAGGGCAGGTGGCCGGAGTTAAAGAGGGCCAGTTGTCAATCAATTATTCTGCCGTATCAAGTGATGCGGCGCTGGATCACACGGCTTGCGGTGCAGAGTTTAAGCAATTGCGGCGGTCGTTGGTCATGGGCGCAAGATCGAGGCTTGTATAATGGCGAAGAAAAACAAAGTTTTCGAACGCGACATGGGGTGGAAGCGCATTCTACGAGAAACGTGGGCCATGAAAAGGCGCGGGGTGAAGGTCGGTGTTCTTGGCGATGCTGAACGAAATGATGGACAAAGCATGATTGACATTGCTGTTTATAACGAGTTTGGAACTGAAAAAATACCACCGCGTCCGTTTATCCGGGGCGCGTATGACTCCCAAACCCGTGAGCTTGGAAGATTCAAAGATCGGCTTATGTCCCAGGTTTTGGCAGGCAGGGTTGATACTGAACGCGCGTTGAAAATCCTTGGAGAGCACCACAAAGGCCAGATCCAAAAGTATATGACAGCTCTTGACGATCCGCCCAATGCACCAGCGACCATTGAGGCAAAGGGGAGCAGCAATCCGCTTGTTGAGCATGGACAATTGCGCAGATCGATAGATTGGGAGCTTGATTGATGTTTGATGTTTTCCGCAGATCCTTGACCGTCACCCGGCAGCAGCCAGGGCAGTATGTCGACGGCATATGGCAACCCGGCAAAGAGGAAACATTAACCATCCGAGCCAGCGTACAGCCGACAAGCCCCGATGATATGGAGCGATTGCCGGAAGGCCGAAGAGAACGTCAGGCTTTTACGCTGTATTCGAGCCAGGCGTTGCGAGTAGTCGACGAATCGGAAGAAACCAACGCGGATATTGTTGAGATAGACGGTCAAAAGTACGAAGCAACAGCCCGGCAACCTTGGCAGAACAATCTCATTAATCATCACCGTACAATCGTAACAAGGATACCCGACTAAATGAGTACGGAAGCAATCAGACAATGGGTGGAAACACAAGGCGGGATGCCTGCAATATGGGCTAATCCGAATGCCCCACGCCCGAGCACGCGCCCATATGCAACCGTGCAGATCATCGAAAATAGCCGGGTTCATGAGCCGTTCGTGGGTCCGCCGGATGGAACGACCGCAAGTGGCGAGGCGATAATTGATGCGCAGCGTGATTATACGGTGTCGATCCAGGTTTACGAATCAGTGGACACAGCAGATCCAAGAGCGGCATTACAGGCAGCAACGGCATTAAGAGATTCACTTGAAAAGCCGTCGGTTAAAGAGGCTTTACGGGCTGACGGCTGGGTATGGCGTGAAGTTTTGTTGCTTACCGACAACCCACAGTTGATAGACACGAGCTATGAGCCACGCGCAACGTTTGACGTGCGTTTTGGCCGAACAGAAAGCTTAACAGATGATATCGGCGTTGTCGAGGCTGTGGAGTTAACCGGCACGACAAACGATATTGAAACAACCAGATATGTAGAGGTGTAATATGGCATCAGTACTTAACTACATCGATGTAGTCATAACACGAGAGATCGAGACCGTATCCCGTACCGGATTCGGTACACTGCTCTTTATCGGAACTTCTGAAGACACCGAAACTCCGGGAGATCCGAAACAAGGAAGCATTGTAGCAGAATACGCGGATCTGGATGCGGTGGAAGAAGTGTTCTCAGAATCTGACCCCGAATACCTGGCAGCTCAGGCGTATTTCAGTCAGGAAGAGAAGCCGGATAAAATTTTTATTGGCTTTTGCGGAGATGATGATTATGCCACAGCCCTGAATGACATTGTGGATCAGGAAGATGACTGGTACGCGGTGGCAATCGAAAGCAGGGATTCTGCACAGATTGAAGCGGTGGCCGCGAACATCAACGCAAGATACAAACTGTTTCTGGCCGCAACCGATGAGGCCGGGGTTCTCGATCCGGCAGATGACACCGACATTGCAAGCACCTTGCTTGACAACAACTATGACCGGACCGCTCTTTTCTATCATTCCGAAGCTGCAACAGAGTTCCCGGAATGCGCACTGGCCGGTCTGATGCTCCCCAAAGATCCCGGATCGGCAACATGGGCATGGAAAACGCTTGCAGGCATTCCGTCCGATTCGCTCACAAGCACAGAGCGCGGAGCCTTGGAAGAAAAGCGGTGTGCTTATTATGTCAAGGTCGCCGGAAATAACATCACATTTGAAGGCCAGACATCCAGACCGGGTGTGTTTATCGACATCATCCGGGGTCAGGACTGGCTTACATTCAGACTTGCAGAGGACATGGTGGCCAGACTTACCGCTGTTGACAAGATCCCATACATCGGAGGCGATGCGGTGATTGAATCAATCATCCGGGAACGGCTGGATATCGCGGTTGACCGAAACGTAATTGACGAAGATTACACGGTCACAGTGCCACCGGCATCTGAACAGCAGTCAACTGACCGGGCGGACCGGATTTACAGAGACGTCACATTCCGGGCAAATCTTATCGGGGCCGTTCACAAAGTCGAAATCCGGGGAACCCTGGTAGTATAAAGGAGATAGACTATGAGTGCAGGAGTATATACATACGCAAGCGATGAGGTCAGGGTGGTTGTCGGTGGTGTGCCGATGTCCGGTTTTGCGGACGGAACATTTGTCACCATTGCCCGCGACGAACAGGCGTTCCAGAAAACAACCGGCGCAGATGGAAGCGTGAGCCGTGCCAAGACCGCTAACCGGTCAGGAATCATCACTATCACTTTGCAGCAGACAAGCCCAAGCAATGATGTGCTGTCAGGGTACATGCTTGCAGACGAGGCAAGCGGTGACGGGATTGTGCCTATTCTGATTAAAGATACCAGCGGCAGAACGTTGCATTTTTCACCTTCAGCGTGGGTTCAGCAGATGCCGGATAACGAATTTGGCAAGGATGTGTCAGAGCGCGAGTGGGTGATGGATTGCGCGCGGATTGATTCGTTTGTTGGCGGCAATACCCGGAAAACCGGCAGAGACAGCGAGGATTAACACATGCCCCGTGAACCCAAAAAGAAAATAATCAACGGCCATGAATGGGAAGTTTATCCTTGGGATGGAATGCACGGCCTTAAGATGCAGGCGCGGCTATCAAAGGTCATCGGCCCGGTTGTCGGCCAAGTGGCAGGCAAGGGCAAGGACATCATGGACGCTGATGTAGTAACCATTGCAAATACGCTGGTTGAACGAATCGACAATGACACCCCTCAGCTTATTCGGGACATGCTCTACGGCGCTTTTGTGGACGGCAAAGACATAAGTCAGGACCGTGTTTTCAACGAGCATTTCGCGGCCAATTTTGCCGAATTATACAAGGGGCTTGTCTTCATCCTGGAGGTAAATTTTGGCGATTTTTTCGAACTGGCGGGCGCTATTGGCGTCCGCGGTACAGGCGGAAAGGATCAGGCCAAGGATTACCGGGAGACTTAGACAAGTCTTTGCAAGACGAATGGATGGCTTGGAGGCTTGTTTTAGAAGGAAAGGCCACTTTGGGCGAGTTGAGCGGACCACAGGCCACATACTCGTTGACTGATATTTACAAGGCAAACGCTTTGCTTGATATGCGGGCAGACATCGAGCGGCAAACATACTCTAAAGGCGACAAATAGATGCAAGTAAGGGAACTGATAACAAGGCTGGGCTTTGACGCTGACACGCATCAGGCCAATAAGTATGACAAAGCCCTTGCTTCCGTGCGCAGGACCGCCATGGTTGCCACAACCGCAGTGGCTGCCCTGGGTGCAGCGGCTACAACCCTAATGTCATCTTTTGTCCAATCATCAACAGAAACACTTTCCTGGGCGCGCAGATTGGGCATTGCAACAGACGAGTTACAACGCCTCCAATTTGCCGCGTCTCGATACAACGTCACAAACGACGCCCTGATTGACGGACTTAAAGAGGCAAGCCTTAGAGCAGATGAGTTCATCAAGACGGGCGCGGGTGGTGGGTCTGAAGCTTTTGAGCGTTTGGGGTTATCCGGCGAAGAACTGAACCGGGTATCCGGAGACACTGCCCAACTTTTTGAACTTATCCAACGCAGAATCCAAGAAATCGATAACGTGGCAGCACGTCAACGGATCGCAGATGAAATATTCGGAGGGCAGGCGGGTGAGCAGTTTACCGAATTTCTGGCAGCGGGCCGTGATGAAACAGAGCGCATGGGCAGGCTTGCGGAGGCGATGGGGGCGATTGTGCCTGAAAGGTCCCTTGAGCGCGCGCGTGCCTTAGGGCAGGAGTTCAACACGTTAAAAGCAGCGTTCAAAGGCATCGGTGCGTCCGTGGCAAGTGAGCTATTGCCTGTGTTCCGGGACATCGTGGACACAACGCTTGAATGGCTTGCGGCAAATCGAAAGTGGATTACAAGCGGATTTGTCAGGTCGCTGTCATGGCTGCGGGCTGTGTTATCCGGTGTTTGGGAAATGATCAGCGGGGCAGCAGGTGCAGTTGACAGCTTTGTTGAAAAAACACTGGGATGGGAAACAGCGCTAAAGGCAATCAAGGCCATTTTTTCCACGCTAATAGCCTGGAAGATTTCATTATGGATATGGGGCATAGTGACTGCAATACATGGTGCTGTAACAGCCGTGGGGTTGCTCAGGGGCGCGCTGATACTGCTGCAAAGGGTCGGCATATTAATGATCTTAACAGCGGTGGCCTTTGCGCTGGAAGATATTTACAACTGGATTCGGGGCGGAGATTCCCTAATTGGTAAGTGGATCGGTTCATGGACGGATTTCAGGGACAAGGTAAAAGAGGTCACAAGTGATATAATCGATTATTTACAGCCGGTTATAAAGTTTTTAAACAGCTTTAACCAGATCCTTTATGGTGTTTTTACCCTTGATGCGGGCAGGATAATCCAGGGCTTGACAGACATGGGTAACCAGATGATTAGCTGGGCAAAAGGACTGTCCGTGCAATTAAGGGATGCGTTGCTGTCAAATCTTCCTGATTGGCTGGTTAGCGGGATGGGTACCGCAGCAGGATGGGCTAAAAATGCGTTTTCTTTTCTTGGCAAATCAGAAGGGATGGACCCAGCCCCAAGGGATTTTATGGAACAGGCCAGGCAGACCAGCAGCCGACGCGTTGAAGTAAATGCCCGGACAGAAGCTACATTACAGGTTCCTTTCGGCACTACCGAGCAGCAAAAAACCGCTATGGAAGCACAAGTACAAACCATCTTTGACAGGCATTGGGACCGGCAGATTCGCAAGGCCCTGTTTGACTATCAGGCGGTGGAATAATGGCTATCATTAATTTTCTTTTCGGCAATCGGGCCCCGAGCGGTTTTGCTTTAGACGGTGTAGTTGAGTTCGAAGTTGACCTGACCATCGAAGAGCAGCACTCCCGATCCGCAGATGTGACCCGTGAGCCGGTAGAATCCGGCGGCAACATATCCGACCATGTAATCCTAAACCCTGAGACCGTAAGACTTGAGGGTTTTGTTACCGATACTCCGGCGGCGGTATTTGCATCCAACATAGGGCGAACACAGTCAGCTTTTGAGACCCTGGAAGATGCCTATAATAGCAGGGAACCACTGACCGTTGTAACCGGGCGCAAAACATATCAGGACATGATTATCACCAGCTTGGATATGCCCCGAAATCGCCCATCTTCAATGCAGTTTTCAATCGAGCTGCAGCACATAACAATCGTTGAATCAGAGACCGCACAGCTACCGTCAGCAGAAGCCGATGTACAAGATGATGTAACACCACGGCAGGACGCAGGCAGGCAGAGCACACAAGATCCGGATAGCCAGACGGCAGCGGCGGCAGAAGAACAAATCGAGCAATCCAGTGTGTTATTTGACATCTTTGGGGGCCCATAATGGCGATACGGACAATACCTATTCCGAACGGTCCACGCTGGATCATGGACGTGCAGCTTGAAGGTGAAATTTATACGCTCCGTGGCACATGGAACAGCCGGGCTGAATATTGGTTGCTTGATATCGAAACGGCAGACGGTGACAGGCTTATATCGGGAATCCGGCTTGTGCTTGGATGGCCTTTATTATTCGATCAGCACAAAGATGATCTGCCGCCAGGTGAGCTATTCGTTGTCGCTCCCGGAAATGAACGCAAAGAAGATCCAGACCGGGACAGCTTCGAAGATGGATCTATGAAACTTGTGTATGTGAGCAGTGATTATGAGACAGTTTAACCGCACAGCACGCGTGACCATAGGCCCGGAAGGGAAGCAAGGCATTTCCTTTGACGAGCGGTTCCGTATTGCTTTCCGCGTCACCCGCACCGTGGGCAGCGAGATAAACTCAGCAGATGTACAGATTTACGGGCTATCAGA